TCTTTAGTCTCATCAACCGGATTCTCAGATTTAGCTCTTGCTTCCGCATGAATTTTGGCTTGTCGTACAAGGGTTCTTTTCTTTGGTACCGTTGCAATATATGGACTAGCTCCTGTTGTAGACTCAGGTTGCAACATAGTTGCTGGCTGAGGTTTCAACGGGGTAACTTCAAATTCATGAAAATTACCTGGTCCTTGCAACGATACATTAATCATGCGAGCATAAATAGATACACCTACAGGATTAGATGGAGCCGTACTATATTGCTGGAGAGGATTTAAAACATAAGTCTTAAGTCCACCCAACGAACGGTACGCTGATGTATTTGCTATACGATCCATTCCATGACTATTCAACATTAGATAATAGTATGGAAATACAAACGGCACTGTAAATACCATTGTTTCGGATTGAGTTGGACTCACCAAAACAAATGGATTACCAGAAGCAGAATAAATATTATTTACAGCATGTCTATATTCCAGATCCATAAATCTCATACACGGATCCCAAGCAAACAATAATTTACCATAATGAAATGCCGTACCATTGACACGAATAGAAATTTCTATATCACATCTCAAGTACGAAAATTCACGTAATTTATCTTTAATAAATGACGATTGGTTAATTATTGCGCTAGGAAAATCCAAAATATAAATAAACTCTCCCGCAGTCATTTCTGGTGTCCATGAGAAGTTTCCAACCCTAATTGGTCGTTCTAACACTTGCTCTAACGTTTCAGTATTTCCAAAAGAAACGTCTGGAACCTTCTCACATGGAACCAGAACCTCAGAATCTATGGCAGCTTTGTCCTCGAAATGGACAATGTTTTGTTTTATAGTGACCTGATCAACCGCTGCCTGATCTTCACCGCTCACTTCTTGTATTTTAATATTGTTATCAGTAGTACTTTTTATTATACCAGTCCTATGTGTACTACCAAGGAACTGGGGGGTGGCTGATCTAAATAGATCATGAGGTGTACCCACACAATTTTGATGTCCTGAGTTGCCACTCTCAGGAACAACCATTGCTGGTGAAGTAACTGCCTTCCCTCCTCCAAAGAAGACATCGAGGCCAACCATATTGGCTATTAATCGTTCTCTATCATATCTTTTCAAAGTAATATTTAAATACTTATGATTGATAGACAGATCACGCAAAAATTTCTCAACTTCAAGATACTTTTCAACCGGATAATGAACCATCTCTCGCATTATATCATCACACACAACATTGATATGTTGCGTTTCTGATAAAGCAGAAGA